CGCATACAGGGCAACGATTGAGTTTCATCTTCTACCTCTCTTCTCCATAACTGCAATACTTGTCCCTGGATGTCCGTCTACCGTCATTGAATCTGTGGCAGAAGTAGACACCCGATTCCTTCTTGTAATATGAGAACAGGCAATCCTTGCATCTCACCACTTCAACGGCATCCACGGTCGGGATGTCCTTGATGACGGAGTACCAGTTCTCCCCCTTGGACACGGCTTCTATGAGAGCCGATACCACATCGCTTCTTCTTATCAGGTCGTTAGTCACAGGAGTCACCTCTGTTGTACCAAAGCACACACTCTCCGTTTCTCCGCTCCTTGATTCCGCATCCGTACACACCGTATCCCATACGGATGTCGTTCGGGATCATATCCTTGATGGCTGAATTCTTCTCCATCGGCTCCATCGCGTTGAGCCTGTCGAAATCCTCTCTGCTGATGATTACTTCTACTGCTACCATTTTTACCTCCTATGCAAACTTCTCGTTATATCCTACTTTCTCGCCAATCTTCCGCTTGTGGTCACGGATGTTCTTGCAGAGTTTCGCCTGGTCTACTTCCTGTTCCATCAGATTGTGAAGATATATTCTTCCACTCCGAAGTCCTCTGTTATATGCTTCGGAAAACAACCTCAAGTATCCGTATGTGTCCGAGTATTTTTCGATGAAGGTCATCTTCTCGATTACCGTCTTCATCCTGTTCAAGTCCACATCGTGGGTTACCGTGAATCGAATCGCATCGTACAAAGATGTCTTGTTGCCACCTTTTCCCCACGCAACATCCCACAGTTCCATCACCTTGTCCAGTGTTTCGACCGCTTTGTTGTATTCCTCGTCAGAGAGAGTGTATTCGCCTCTCGTGACCATAATCTTTGATCCACCACCGGCTGAATTGTAGTGTCCAAGTGTCATACTGGCAATCAATGATTTCGAGAACGGATAGGCTTCAGCCAGTTTCTTCAACTTGATGTAGTTCTCGTTGCCGAGGTCGGCAAAGCAATCGATGTAATCGTCCATCTTCCACTTCGAGTTGTTCATATTCATCCTGATGCAATCCCGAACACCGAGTCCTTCCTTTACGATGAAAAGGACAGTACATTCGAGTTTCTTGAATGCTTCAAGTCTGTTCTGACCATCGACTACTTCAAACTTTTCGTTCACGAGAATAGGCTGCGGAAGCACACCGACTTCAGAAATGCTCTTGATGATGTTGTTCACTTGCCGTGGATTGACCGACCGATTGCCCAATAGTTTTTTGAACATATCGTAGTCCTTGGTTTCATAAACCTTGATATCACTCTCTTTCATTCGCTCCTCCTATGATTCATATGGGTTGACCCCGAAGTCGTAATAGCCGGGGCCGTTGTCCGTCTGTTGGAAACGGTTTTTCTTGCCGTTCCCCTTGTAGTAACAATATCCTTTCGGCAGCGTTCTGCCGACTTCCGTTTCGCCCAGGTTCTCCCTGTGCCACCGGAGCAGAACATCCTCTGCCAGTGCCACGAGATCGATGCCGTAGTCGTTCACCGTCTTCGCAGATGACCGATAGGCGAACTGGTTCTTTGCGGTGATTACACCGCTGATACTGGATGCGAATCCGGCATCGTATCTGTTGAGAATCGTCCAAGCGATCATCGAAAGTTCTTTCTTGGACGAGATTCCCCTCGCCTCGCAGTACATCACCTTGGCGATCATTACCGCTTCGGTGTGGTAGTCTGCCAAGAACTGTGCCTCTTCGGCTCTCTTGGCTTCTTCTACGATGGCTTGTTCTTCCCACCATATCCGGCTTGCTTCCACGATGATGGGATTCGTTTCGGGCAGACCCATCGCCCTTGCGATGTTCGCCACCTGGTTGGCCTGTGTCTGCTTCGGTGTCCAATCCGCATAGACAGGGGCCGTCATCAAAGCCAGTGTCAAAGCCAGTATCACTAATCTCTTCAAAATGGCTTCAACTCCTCATCATCGTTGAACTTGATCTCCAACTTGCAATCGTCCTCGCTTCTCTTCTCGACCGTGATGTCCATTTCGGAAAGCCTTTCGGCAAATTCTGACGCAAGGTAAGACAAATCATCGACATCGGTTTCCGCGTCTTCGGCACATCTTAAAATCAGATTGCCGAGAAGGAACGGAAACATAACCGTGTTCCCGATGATCCCGACCACTATCTGTCCGCTCTCTTCGATTTTGACGGTCAGTTCTGTCGGTACTCTTCCGCTTTCCTCCCAAGCGGTCATCGTCATCAGCATTGCGAGTTTGTTCATATCCTCTCTTCTACTCATTCTTCCCTCCTAAAACGGTACATCGTCATCGTCATCCCGATACTCGTGGAATCCTTCGTATTCGGATTCCTTCTTCTTGACTCCACCAATGAATTCCACGCGGTCTGCAAAGACATCGGTGGTGTAGACTTTGGTTCCGTCCTGTTTGGTGTATGAGCCTGTCTGAATCCGGCCCACTACGGCTGCCTGGCTTCCCTTGCCGAGATGTTCGGCACAACTCTCTGCCGGTTTCCCGAATACCACGATTCGGATGAAGTCCGTTTCCTTGTTCTTCGAGAACGGTCTGTCCACCGCCAGGGTGAAGGTTGTCATCGTATTGTCGTTTGACAATGTCTTCGTTTCGGGGTCGCGGACTAACCGTCCAACTAATGTTACGCAATTCATTCGCATTCCTCCTTTTGTTTCTTCTCGTTCGCGTGTTTCTCGCGGATCGCTTCACCGTTGATTTCCTTGAGTGCCTTTCTCGCTCTGTAGTGATTATCACAGCATTCCTTGCTACAGTACTTTTGGTAAGGCTTGGTAGGGTTGAATACGTTTCCGCAATAGACGCATCTCTTCGCGTCATCGGCTAACGGCTCTTGCCGTTTCCTCGGTTTGTAGAACGGACACGGCTCCTCGTACATCGCACAGTATGTTGCCTTGAGTGCCTTGCACTCTCCGTCCCTCAACCCAAAGCAATCTTCCATAATCCATTCGGGATGAGGCTGCCGTCTGATGTATACGAGATGCATCCGCTCCCTCTGTGCGTTCTTCTTGCAAGCCACTGTGCAGTATATCTGTCCCCACTTTTTCGGCTTGAATTCCACACCGCACACCGGACAAATCACAAGCGTCACCTCCCTTTATAAGAATCCACCATCTTCTCGATCTTGTACCGAGTCAGCATCTCGAATTCCTGATCCGTGATGTCGTAGACCACTTTCAATGTCTGAAGACAGATATATAAGTCCGTCAGGTCATCCAGTACCCTGGAATCCGTGACCCCACCAAAGGTTGACCCGATGACGGTGTCCTGAAGCCGGGCCATAGCCTGTACCGACCTCATCTTGATTTTTTTGTGACCGCACTGACGGACGATACGGTCGATGTTCCTTTCAACTTTACTCATAGCAGCACCTCGTCCTTTCTTAAAACTCTTCGTCTTCCATTCCGATAACCGGCTCGTAGTTGAGTCCTCTTGTCAGGATGGCTTCAGCCGGAGCCGACAAGAAGTTAGCCGTTTCGTTCACTCTGATAAGCGTTTCTACAACTCCGACCAGGTAGTTGTACTTTGCGATAGTCCTTTCCATTTAGTTCTCCTTTTCTGCGATAATGTCGTTGATGATGCCCATAGCCTTGGCATACTGGGGACGAGTCATATGACCGCCTTTTACTCCGACTTCATCAACGAGCCATCCCATATCGACCTTGTGTTCCTTGCACAGGGAGATAAGTCTGCTTCTCTCGTTCTCATCGATGAAATTGCCCTTCGGCTTCTCTGCCTTTGGTTTCTCTTCCTTCGGCTGACTCTGCAACTTCTTGTGTGCATCACTGTCAGGGTCTGTGACAGGCTCCATCTTGGAGTCATCGATGAGGAACAGACCGTTCAGTGCATACTTCCTTGCATAACTGGATGCACTGCCTGTTATCTGTGACGGATCCATACCCTTCTTGTCGATGGCTTCCTTTGCATAAGCCGAATTCTCAATCACGAAGTCACCGTCCTGAAACCGTGCCGTTGCTTTCACATAGTTGTGTTCACCAACAGAAACGATCTCGTCAGAGATGGTCACAAGACATCCTTCAGCCTTTAACAGTGGCTTCACTGCTTCGAGGATGTCTTCGCAACTTCTGTAGTTGTATTTACCGAAACTGTTGACTTGGTCTTTCGGAGCCTTTAACTCCGATTGGATCTTGATTAACTTCTTCATTTTCACCTCTTACGAAACACTCATACTTTTGTCTTCCACCAGTGTCACACCTTCGATGACGGCTCCGGCTTTGAGTGCCTTTTTCAGTTCGTCCTTCTCCGGTTCCTGTTTCACTCTGATGTACTCGACAGGGACTTTTGTAATATCTTCTACCTCTACTCTCTCTGTTTTCCTGAAAGAAATCTTCAGCCGTGCGGTCACGAAGTTCACACCCTGACAAGCATAAGCCAGGTAGTCCTTCAGTGACTCCTGTTGATTCTTCAGTTTTCTCTTCCTGTCTTGCAGCCGTTTGATCTCGTCAGCGATCATCTTCTCTTCGGCTACCTTTTCCTTGTACAGGAGTCCTACCCCCTCTACCTTGGCATCTCGCTCCATTTGGAGTTTCTCGATGTCCTCCGGGTTGACGAGGATTTCTCCGTCTTCATCGACTTCCGCTTCTTCAAAGAGTCTGCGGATATCTTCGTCAATTTCGTACAATGGTCGCATACACATCTCCTTCCTTTTTAACAATCGTTTTCATAATAGAAGTCAAGGAAGTCTGACAGACTCATCGTGATGAGTATTGTCTTCCTGTTCTTCTTGTGGATCACCACAGGGACTTCGCCCTCTCTCGAATCTCTCATACTCTGCTCATAGGCATCGTATAGGTTGAGTTTTTCAACCGCCTTGGCTTCGATGTGGATTCCGGGGAGTCCGACCACATCAGCATCACCGTTGGCTCCGCTGAATTGCTGACCGCGTCTTGCATCGAATCCTCTCTCACGAAGTATCTTGGCGAGGGTACGCTCAAAGGCAGCACCCTTCTGTCTGCTATTTATTGGCATAGTATTTCTCCCTCATCTTTTTATCGATGCCCAGTTCCTTCAGCCGTTTTTGGCAGAGTCGGTTTTCCTCATCGAGAAATTTCTGCGTCTTGTAGAATGTGCATTCCTCAAAGGCACAGTAGAGTCGCTTCAGGATCATACAGTTCCTGTATGTCCACTCTCGCTCTTCCATCGTCCCTGGGAAGTACTCCTTCAGACGCTTCTCGTCATAAGCGAAGCAGTTATCCCTGACCATCGGTCATCAACTCCGCTGCCCGAACCCCAAGTGCCTTGGCCAGTTTCTGTATGGTATCCATCCATACATACTTCTGCTTACCATTGACTATGGCTCGTAGTGTTGGCTTTGAAAGACCGCTTCTCTCTTTCAACTCCACAATGGACAAGTCTTTCTGCTTGATTAACTGGATCGCTTTCTCGTGATTCAGCCGTTGCTGACGGTTCTGTGTCCGTCCTGTCCTTTTCTTCTTTTTAGCCATCCGGTCCTCCCAACTGCACCCCTGTTTCTTCCGAGAACCTCTTACTGGATATCCACGCTGACCAGTTGTTCATATGGACGGCATACCCCCAGGGGAACCGCCCTTCCGCAAGTCCTGTCCTGATGAACCTCTCCGACTTGCCGAGCAACCTCGCAGCCGTCTTCACCTCAAGGTTGTATACCGTTCCTGGGTCTTCGGGATCAATGCCGGTCTTCCGTCTGAACAAGTCTTTCGGTATACAAAAGTCCCACTTGCCCAGGTGGACGGCATAACCGAAGTCCAAATTCCCTTCAATTAGTCCGGTACGCACCCACTTTGGCGATTTCTTCATCAGGGTGGATACCTGGGTCACCGTGAGGAATTCCGATGAAAAGTCGGCAGCATCCTCACCGATACGAACCACAGGGGCCAGGAAATAGTCCTCTCCAAGACCTAACCTCACCGCCATATCCCTTTTCCGGCTTTTCGATGGTTCGTGCTTGCCGGATAGGTACTGGCTGATCGCTGCCTTGCTCACTCCTGTGATTTCTGCCATTGTGGTTTGGTTGATGTCGAGCATCTTCAGGGTGTCCGCAAGTCTGTCACTGAACAATGCCCATCACCTCGTCCACGCTCATTCCGAGGACATCGCAGATGTTTGCCATCTCGTCAGCGAACATTCTGCTCTTTCCGTTGGTGATCTTGGAGAACTTATCGGGTCTGATCCCGGCTTTCTCTGCCACGACTTTTTTCTTGAGTCCCCTGTCCTCGATGATCTTGTTGACTCCTTTTACGAATCTTTCCTCGCTATACATTGTTACCTCCTTTCTCGATTCTACAATTTGTTGAGTTCATAATTATAATAACTCTTGTAAAACAAGAAGTCAATAACTTTTTCTTGATTTTCAAGAATTTTTTATTGACCCATTGTCATTATCGTGGTATATTAAATGTAGGGAAAATCGAAAGGAGAATCAAAATGTCGAAAGAAGAGATCGCTGCAAGGCTGAAAGCAGCACGATTGCGAAGCGGAATGAACCAGGACGAGGTCGCAAAGGCTATCGGCTCCACATATCAAAAGGTAAGCAGTTTTGAAACAGGACGGACAAGGGTGGATGTGGATACTCTCGTCAAACTGTGCGAACTGTACGGTGCGGACATCAACTATATTGCCGGAGTGAAGGATGACCGTGGTGAACTGGACAACTACCTCGAAATGCTCCACAAAGACCCGAAGTACAGAGTGCTTCTCGACAGTTCGGCAAAACTGGACAAGGAAGCACTGGACAAACTGGTGGCATTCATCGAAACCCTCACCCCGGAAGAGTAAAAATCTACCCTCTGTTTCGGGTAGCATATAATTGGGAGGTGGTGATATGGACAACATCTACATCAGAGAAGTGGACATCGACCCTCGTACAAGAGGATTCGTCAAGGAAGATGCGGACGGAGATTACAACATCTATGTAAGCATCCATCTCTCGGATGCACAGAAATTCTCCACCGTCCGTCACGAGATGGAGCATATAAAGAAAAAGCACCTGACATCTGAAATGCCGGTGCGGTTGATTGAAGAGGAAACCAAAACCCACCCTGGCTGATAGGGTGGGTTAAGGCAGAAAGGATACCTCTGTGATTTATTACGGAGAACATATTATGAATCAGAGGATGCGTACCCGAAGAAGCGGTTGTGGATACGCATCCGCTGTCCCCATAGTTATTACTCTCGAAAGGAGGTGCTGCAATTACAGTATAAGGTAAGCGGAGAACAATATCAAAAACTTTTTTAGGTACGGCAGAAAGGAGAGTCAGAAATGAAACGATTGCCAAATGGCATCGGCTCGATAACCAAGTTGTCGGGCAACAGATCAAAACCCTATCTCGCAAGGGAAGGGAAGTCAGGACAACAGAAAAGCATCGGTTGCTTCCGTACTTATCAGGAAGCGATGAACGCACTTGGTGTATTCAACCAGGACCCTTGGAACGTGGATTCCGTCCACATCACGATGGAAGACCTATTCTCCGAGTATATCCGGCAGAGAGGAAGCAGACTTGGCAACAGCACGGTCACATCCCTGAAGACGGCTTTCACGCACTGTGAACCGCTCTACAAGACGGAATACGCAAAGATCAAGGCCTCGATGATGCAAGACATCGTAGATGCCTGTGACCGTTCCAAATCGTCCAAGGCAGCCATCAAGAACCTCTTCCGTCATCTCGACCTCTATGCCAGGGAGATGGACATCACAAATAAGATGTACTCCGATATGGTCAAGGTCAGCGGTGGAAAAGGCAAAAAGAAAAAGACGGTCTTCTCGGATTGCGAGATCAACCGCCTGTGGAAAGTGTCGGATGAGAATGCCGAAAGCATCCTGTTCCTTCTGTATACTGGGTTCCGCATCAGCGAGATGCTCGATATGAGAGTCGAGAATGTCAACCTCGCTGACGGCTATATGGTCGGTGGAACGAAAACAGAAGCCGGGAAGGACCGGACGGTTCCCATCCACCACAAGATCGCATCCATCGTGGCAAAGAGGGTGGAAATGTCCGAATCGGGATACCTCTTCGAGATGTATGGTAGGCAGATTCCCATCAACAACTATCGGAGCAAGTGTTGGCAGCCGATGATGGAACTGATCGGTGCGGAGCATACACCTCACGAATGTCGGCACACCTTCCGCTCGAAACTGGATTCAGCCGGAGCGAAGAAGGTCTGTATCGACAAGATTATGGGCCACTCCAGTGGGAATGTGGGCGAGGATGTGTACACCCACAAGTCCTTGGAAGAGTTGAAAAATACCATTGAAATGATGTCCTGATTTAACCAAATTTTAACTAGTAACAAACTAGTAACAAATCAACCATAAGCCATTGCAATAACTGACTCTTGAACTTATTGACAATTAGATTCCGACAGTTCGAGAGTCGTTGGAAACACTGGTATTTCAACGCTTTTCAAGTTTTGAGATGCCCACAAAACACCGCAAAAACGGCACAATTAGTAACAAATTAGTAACAAGAAACCACCGAGCGTTTCGGTGGTTTCTTAATTTTGCCGAAATATTTACGGTTTTTAATTATCTGATGAAATCCTTCTCAAAAGATAACCAGTTGATGTCAGGTGGCATTTCGAATTTGTGCTTCCGACCAAACAGATGATTCTTCGCATAGAATTCATTAATCATCATATCATAAGCCGTCCGCTCATCTACGTTGCCGTTGTTTTCCTGAACGTATGCGATCTCATCTCTGTAGATCGCTATCATCTCTTTTGCCTTAATCATTTTCCGACCTCGTGGGCAGTTACTTCCTGCAGGAATGCCTGATACTCTTCCGAAACTGCGTTCGCCCTGTCAAGAGCATCTTCGATAGCCTCGAAGTTGTTGCCGGACAGGATCCCCACGGAATTCTCCTGGGTCAATTTCAGTGTGGCATCTTGCATCTTCAATGAAAGCAGACTCTCTTTCTGCCGTAACTCTGCCCTCTTCTCGTCCCTGGCTTCGGATTGTGCAATCCTCTTGGACAAGTAGACAACGAGCAGACCGGCAAAAGCCGTGATAAGGGTACAAATGATTTCTGTCATTCTTTCATTCCCCCTATCTTTTTCAGCAGCCGGATCAGCATTACCACCACTTCCTCGCGTTTTGCGTAACCGCCAGGTCTTGATCCATCCGTGAACCCAAGGGAGATGGCTTCGCCATAGTCCTCTTCTGCCCAGGTGGATACTTCCGTGTTCTTGCCCTGTAAGGCACGATTCACGGATTCGTCTATCATCTTCTGAACTTCATCTTTGGTCATATCTATCTCATCCTCCTTGGATTTCAGTTCTTCATTAAGCCTTGCCGTCACCGTAGTGGCTATCTCTGCCATCCGGCTCATCGCCCAATCCCCTGGACAGGCCTTGTTCGCAAAAAATTTATGAACGCTCAAAACCATCTCGTCAGGCTTTGGCTTATAGTTCAGGGTCTTCTCTTTAGTCCCTAACCATAGCAGTTTCTTCTTGCCGTACCTCTTGCAGATGTCTGTGCATAGATCAAGCAATGCCTTGTAGGTAGCATCGGGGAACCGATAGGGCGATTTCGTGTCCGAAGCACACTCAATCGTAATTGCTTGAGCATCATTCACCCCATTTGACGAGCAGAAACTGCGGTTCTTTTCGTCAACGCACAGGGAGATATCACCGTCCCTCCCGATGCCGTAATTGGGGCTTGAGTGTCTGTCCGTTGTGGCGAAATAGTCTGCCGTCTGCTTCGCTGTCCATAAGCCAACGATGCAATGCGGAGTTATTCTATTCACGGTGTAGTTAATGCCGTTGAACCGTCTGCCTTTTGCGTAATGCTTGGCGATCCGTGTATAACTGATAAGAGGACTATTCGACATAGTCATCACCGCCACTTGCCTTGTACTTCATCGATGAGATTCCAAGCAAAGCACCGAGGAACGTGTCGATGACCGCCAGTGTGCCTACGATTTCGGTCGCATACGGAAGTCCCCAAATCTTGGCGAGTCCGAAGTACAGAGCCGAGATCGCAGGAATTAGAATCTGTGCGATCCATTTCCATCTGTCATAAGATTTGTTACTCATACCAATACCCCCTTATTGCTATTGCTATTGCTCTTCAATGATGAGATTTGCTACCCACATATAACGTGATGTGGACCCGGCTGTAGCGTACAATGTCAGCACATCACCGGAATTGTACGATTGGTTGTTCAAAGTGATACACTGTCCGTAATTGTTCGTGAAAGTCTGCTGATTAGTACCGGCAGAACCGTTCTTGTAAAGGTTTGTCCCCATCGTGCCTTGCGAAGATGACCGCCAACCGGCCCAGGATACTTTGTATGTCCCTGTTTTCGCAACAGTAATGGACATCCCTGTGGATGTATAGCCGTTGGTGCGTACTGACGCAGAACCCATCACATACTGCACGTTCTTGCCACCACCGCCACCGCTGACATTGACTACTAATTCGGCAAGGTTGGTTACATTATATGTCCCATTGCTCGTCTTTGTTTCACTACCGCTGACTAACTCTGAAGCGGAAACCGTTACCGCAGTACCAGTTTTTGTCGAGCCTGTAATATACCCCGAAGTATTGGTTACGGACGGTGTCACGCTGATGCTATGGTTGTTCACAGTACCCTTGGTTGCAGTAGGTGTCCCGGCTGTTCCGCTTGGCATTGCGTCCACGATGATTGCACCAGTGGTGTACTTGCCCGATGCAACAGCCGTCTGCTGTGATGTTGTCGGTGTGACCGTCTTCCCCGATTCCGTGGACAAACTGGATGTGTTTGATCCCGATACGGATACTGTACCGGCTGTTCCGCTTGAAACATAACCGGCTGATACGGTCGGTGTGACGGATTCTGATCCGCTCACCGTAGCCGTAATGACTCCAGTAGCGGAGTCCACGGAGATGGACGGATTTGCCGTGATGGTCGTGGTTGGTGTTGTTGCTGAACCGCTTGCAACGGATTTGGATGTGGATGACGCATAATAACCGCTTGGGACGGATACCGTGCGACCGCTTACCGTGATATCACCGGATGTCCGTGGTGTCACGGCTTCTACCGCATCGGTCATATCCTCGATACTCATAGGAGTGGACTCGCCAGTAACCGTGCTGATTGCATCGGCTAAATCGTCCAGTAATGTGTCTGTAACTATTACTCTACCCATAAATCCACCCCCTTATGATGTCTGTGTCGCATTGGCTTCAATGAATGCAATAAGGTCTGCATTTGTTGCGTCTGTCCCACCAGTGATTGTGATGTCCCGATATGCTTGG